TAGTCAAGTAAGGTATTAGTATGTTAATTATTTTTCTTATATTATTTATAGAAAGGAGGCGTAAACTATTAATAAGCGTATAATATCTTTTATAAATCTTTTTATTTCTTTAATAGCGGTCTTACCGGCTAACGTGAAATTTTTGATTATATTATTATTAGCGGATTTATTAACTGGTATTATTAAATCTTTGTACGGTAATAGTGATAAAAGTAAAAATGGTCTGTTAAGCTCTAAAGCTATGACAAAAGGTGTTTTTACTAAAATTTGTTATTTTTTTGTTATTCTTGTATCTTATTACATAGACACAACATTATCTTTAAAAGGTTATTTATATAATTATGTTATTGTATATTTTTGTATAGAAAATTCTTTAAGTATTTTAGAGAATGTTGCTTGTTGTGGTGTAAGAGTGCCTACTATTGTAAAAAATAAACTTGATATATTAGAAAGGAAAAACGATAATGATTAATATTAATACTAGAGATTCTAAGAAAGATAATTTTATTAATGGCATAATGCCATATGTATTAACAGCAAAAAAACAGCACTTAGATAATAAAATACTTCCGTCTGTTATAATAGCACAGGCGGCTTTAGAAAGTGGCTGGAATTTAGAAGCCAAAACTTTATTTGGAATTAAAGGTGAAGGTGTTAGTTTAGTTACAACAGAGTATATAGACGGAATTAAAAAAATAGTGACTGACAGTTTTGTTATATATAAAGATATTGCAGAAGCAATTGAGGGATATTTTAACTTACTTAACAATGCTAGATACGCAGATGTTAGAAATGCAGACACATATATTGCGCAGTCTTTAGCACTTTTTGAGTGTGGTTATGCTACAGACCCTGCTTATGCAGTAAAAATAGTGAATATTATAGAAATAAATAGACTGGATAAAGTAGACGATTATTATTTTAATGAGTTCTTATGTAGTGAAGATAGTGATAATACAACTACTACAGCAGACTATAATGCACTTGCCGACAGAATAGAAGCTGGTGATTTTGGGAATGGTAGAGAAACTAGATTAGAGGCATTTATCGCAGAGGGCTACAGCGAAGAAGATTATAACATTGCACAGGATATTGTTAATAATAGAAATGCTAATAATGTTGATTATAGCGCTCTTGCCGACAGAATAGAAGCTGGTGATTTCGGCAATGGTAGAGAAACTCGTATAGCAGCATTTATCGCAGAGGGCTACACCGAAGAAGACTATAATATTGCGCAGGATATTGTTAATGAGAGGAGCGAAGAGTAATGAAGCTAACATTAGAAGAATTTAAAGAGAAAGTTAATGATTATGACATTGACGAGGATATAAAAGTTACACTTTTAGAAGATTTGACTGATAGTTTCAGTGGGTTAGAAAGTGGCGACGATATAAAGTATAAAGAAAAGTATATAGAAATGAGGGAACGATATAAAAGACGTTTTCTAGACAGTGAAGAAATTGAAGATACTGAACTTACAGACAGAGATATTGATGATAATTCTGTGATTGTTGATGTAAAGGAGATATAATATGCCTATTAAAAAAGATAAATTAAAAATTAGTAACGATACTGAATTGCTTAGCTATATTATTAATTCTAATCCAGTTCTTTCAGCCGAATTAGAATTACCAATACAGGGGCAAAGTATAAAACCATATGGCAAGTTAATTAGTGATAATGAACGCTATCGTAATGCGTTTATAAATACTGTTAATTTAATCGGTTTGACAATGATTAAGCGAAATTACTGGGATAATCCTTGGGATTTCGCTGAAAGAGGTACCTTAACAAGAGGGCAGAGTGTAAGAGAGTTAATAAATGACCTATGCAATGTGTATGACTACAACGAAAATGTAGATAATAATACTAGATTTTTAGAAAATGCAGTACCAAATGTACTTAATTATATACATAGTGTTAATTATCAGAAATTTTATGAGGTGTCAACGTCTGATGAACAATTAGCTATGGCATTTGATACAGAGGGGGCACTCTTTGATTATGTAGAAAATTGTATTTCTATGCTGTACGAAAGTAAAACGTACGACGATTATATAATTAATAAGTATATGTTGTGTAGAAGAATTCTCGACGGCACTGTGCCAGCTTTCGAAATTAAAGATTATGACACGAAAACAGCAAGAGAGCGTGTAAGCTTTATGAAGAGTGTTAGCAATAAAATGACGTTTAGAAGTCCTAATTTTAACCCCGCTGGTGTCCGCAGGGCAACAAATTTCAATGACCAGATTTTTTTATTAAATACTGAATTTGAATCTGATATGAGTACAGAAGTACTTGCTACATCTTTCTTTAGAGATGACGCAGACCTAAAGGCTAGAGCTGTATTATGTGACGATTTTGGAAACCACGACAACGAAAGATTAAAACAGTTATTAGATAAAGATTATACTGCGTTTACCAGTGAAGAATTAACATCTTTAAAAAATATTCCTGCTGTAATAATATCAAGAGAATGGTTTATGAATTATAACTATTCATTAGACGCTAATAGCCCATATAAAATGACAGAATTCTATAACCCTGTTACACTGCGTAATAATCACTTTTTGCATACTTGGGGAATTAAGTCAACATCACCTTTCGAAAATTGTGCAGTTTTTACTGCAGGTGTCACAGTAGGTGTTACAAGTATAACAGTATCTCCGTCTACAATAACACTTGCCGCTGGCTTATCTAATAAGTTTAATGCAGTTGTCGAAACTACTGGATTTTGTAATAAGGCTGTAGTGTGGTCTATTATAAAAGGCGGACAGAACGGCAAAGCTATTATTACGGCGGACGGAACTTTAAAAATAAGTACTGACTATAACACAAGTGAGGGAGAAGCTCCGCAAATAGAAATACAGGCAACCTCTGTTTATGACACTATTAAATCCGCAACAGCAACTGTTACAGTTGTTTAATTATAAGGGGGTTCACACCCCCCTTGATTAAGGAGATATATAATATGAACCGAAAAATAAAAAAATTAAATTCCCAATTGACAAACCTAACTACTTTAGCAAGTATTAGACGACAGATGTTTCTTATAGCTGAGAATAGAATACGATATTATGGTATTCCTCATTCTGTAGATATAACATATGTTAATAAAATCTTATTAGCTAATGGTTCTATAGCTTGTTTTATTGATGATGTTCTGGGTTTTTTAATGTTACCTTACACATTAGTTGGAAAATTGGATTGCTATAATAATCCTACTACAATACAGTGTTATAGTGCTAACGGGTATGTATCTCGTATCTTGCGAAAAAACGAGTATGTTATATTGTGGGATAATACATCTAAGATTAGTATAGCACCCGACATAGAAATACTAGCACAAAGAATGTCAATTGCTTCTCGGACTATGGATATAAATATTTCACAGCAAAAAACTCCTCGCTTCTTTAAAACTTCGGCTGAGAATGCCCAAACTGTTAAAAATGTAATTAATGACGTGGATACATACGAAAACCTAGTATTAACGTATGATGATTTCGCTATTGACGATATTACAACTATTTTAGCACCCTCCCCTTATGTAACAGATAAATTGTATGATTACTATGATAGATTATGGGCGGAGTTCTTAAGATTAATAGGTATGAATTCTATAACAAGTACAAAAAAAGAAAGATTGTTGACAGATGAAATCCGATACAGTCAAGGCGGCGCATTACTAACGAGAGAGAGTTACCTAGTTACAAGAGAACTATGGGTTGCTGAATTAAAACAAAAATTTGATAATATACACATAGCGTTTGAGTATGCTGATTTAGAAAAGGAGTAATATATGTTATATAATTGCTGTATTGATTATTTTTCTTATATTGATGAACCACCTACTTTATATAGTTTAATGAAAAGTATGGCACCGGATGACACTCGTACAAATGATTTGTGGAAATTTGGAAGAAAATATTTTTTTAATTTTGAGTATGATTTACAGAACATTGATAAAGAAACTTTTGAGAAAATGTTACTAAACCATTATTTAACTCGGAGAATTAACTTCCAAACTGCTGAATTATTTAGGATAATGTTAGAAAATAAATTATTAGAAGTGTTACCAAAATATAATTTGTTATTTAATAATATTTATTTCAATGCGTTTGATAATGGCACAACAGAGCGACAGTACACATCTCGTGAACATTACGAAGATAATAGTGCTGAAAAAAATTTTACTAATGAAAATTTAAACTCTAGTGTTAAAGGAGCGCAACAGACATTAGCAAATACAGAGAATAATGATATTAGAAATGAAACTAATAATAATAATACTACAAATACTAGAAAATTCTCTGACACACCACAGAATTTAATTACAGATATTAAAGATGACAGTTACTTAACAGAATATGAAGAAGTTATAAACGAAAATACTAATATAACAAATGTAAATAACAACTCTAAAACAACGCAAAACGCAACTTTAAATAATAGTAATTTAACACTTTCTAATAATAGTAGAAATTATTCTAATAATAAAGATAGTTATTATAATAAAACTAATACTAATACGGAAAATGTTGTAAATACATCTAATAAGTTAGATAGTATTATTAAGATACAACAGGAATATAAAAGTGTTTTTACATTGTTATATAAAGATTTAGATTGTTTATTCTATGGTCTTGTATAGAGAGGTGGTGATATTATATGTTTAATTTTCCTTTTATAGAAAATGATTTCGATAGTATTACTTACTACCAGCTTTTATCGCAAGTTTACGAACAATCTAAAAAAAACGCACAAGACATTGACACAATAAAAAAAGAAGCTAATAATTATATAAAAAGCTGGTTAGAAAGTAATATTAACAATTTTTTACTTGATACTAATTATGTAGAAAGTGAAGAAAAACTTATTATAAAGAATACTACAGTATTAACATCTGCTAGCTGTTTGCACACTTATAAAAACGATACAATGATAATAGGAAAGGATAAATAATATGGACGTATCTAAGTTTAACTTAAATGGACAGGAAATTAATATAAAAGATAGTACAGCAAGAGAAAATATAATAAATATTAATAAAGAGCTATTGGTAATTAGTTACGATACTAAAACAGAAACAATTACAATAAATAAAAAAGGGGTGTAAAAAATGAGTTATGTTAGCACACTAGAATATGAAAACAAAAACTTACTTATAAAAGATAAAGAAGCAAGAACAATGATTGATAATATAAATAATAGAAATAATCGAAATTTAATAATATTAGGTGACAGCTACACGACTGGTGATACTAATACAGAGGGGCATTATGCACCTTGGACAGATAATTTTAAAAATGATGTTGCCAGTTTTTTTAATAATATACAGGTGTTTGCCGCAAATGGTATTGGTTTTTCGACAGGACTAGGATTTAATTATTACACGTTACTCAATGATAATATTTCTAAAGTAGATACTAATTATCCGACAACTGTTTTTATAGTCGGCGGATATAATGACGTTGGAAAATCTAATCTTGCGAACGATATACCATATGTTCTCAATTCCATTAAGTCTAAGTTTACAGATATAAATATTGCAGTCGCATTTGTTGGTAATTCCATTAAATACCGAACTAATGAATTTTTTAATACTATATCTATATATAAATATTCTGTTAATAATGTAGATAAGTGTATCGGTGTAAATGGCGCTGAGAATATTCTATGCTATAGACGTTTGTTTGATAATGACGGATTTCATCCAAACGACCAAGGGCAATTTTTCTTAAGATGTTATTTAAAAAATGCTCTTATTAATTATAGTGTAAATATGTCTACTGATAGTTTAGCGTTTAATTCTAATACAGATTTCTTAACTTCTACAGTTGGCGGCACTGCTTATTGTAAGGGAATTTACTGGACAGAAAACAATATGCGAAGTGTACAGTTAGAGATTGACTGCGACGGAACTAATATACAGGAAAAAGATAATCAATTTGTAAAATTTGGTGATTTTAGTTGTGACTTTATTAGTAACCCTTTTATAACATTTCCAGTTACCGCAGTGCTATTAGACAGTGACGGAAATTTTCATAAAGAAATTTGTCAAGGAAAAATAGAGAATTCAGCGCTATATATAGCATATTCACCTGTTAACGCGTCCGGGTGGTCAAATAAAAAAATAACTAGAGTTAATTTTATATTTAATTATGTTACAACTGCATTTGCATTTTAAATATTAATAAAAAAAGGGCTAGATAACTAGCCCTTTTTATTAATATTTTCCAATATTATTGTGACTGTTCCAAAAAGTTAGACCTCTAGTAAAGCAATTATTAATTTCTACTAAAGCACTGTCGGGAACATTTTCTCCATACACTGCTACAGAATTATTTCCAATTTGCACATAATTATGCACTTGGCTATCTATATTAGGTGTCTTTATAGTATTAACTAAATATCCGTAATAATCAAAATAATCGTCTACCATTTTAGCAACATCTTCTTTGCAAGTGTCTATTTCAATTAAATAATTAAATTTATCTAATGCCATATTAATTAAATTTCCGCTAGAAGCTCCTACAACGCTATCTGGTTTAGATTTTGCAGATAATAAATTTCCTAAAGAATTTATCAGACCACCTGCACCAGCAATGGCACTTATAGGATTACCAGTCGCAACGCTCGTCATTGTTCCAGCAATACTAGCAAAAGAATTAAGTGCTACTGTTGTAGAATTTTGTGCAAGATAAGTTGCAAAGCTATCAACTGTCATTGGAATAGTTGGGTAATTATCTATTATTAGTCCGCAGTCTGTATTTACTTCTATATTCTTGTAACCGGACGGATAGCATATGCACTGCCCCTTATAATTATTAATACTTACTTTTTTAAAAACTGCTGTATTATTATTAAAATTTTCGAATTTTAATTCGTTGTAAGAGCCAGCGTTATTACTAAAGGATATTTTAACATAAGGGTATTGTAGAGTTTTAGCGTATTTAGGTGTATAACTACCTATTTGCGCAGGTCTACTTATTTCTATTTCATTATCTTTATCATCATTATAAAAAAATACTCCTACTAAATCATTAGCTTTACCCTCTACGACATAATCATTAAAATATCGCATTAGTACTCCCACATCAGTAACGCTTGCGGTAACTCTCCACAACGTTACTGGTATACCTTTTATAAAAGGTATACCACCAATTTCGTTATAAGCTTCCCACGGACTTACATAGTGCGGATTTTCAACAGTACTGTCAGATTTGCGTGCTTCTGAAAATAGAAAGCAAATTTTATTAGCGTTTGCAGATAACGTGTAACTACTTTGTGCAATATAATCATCTACACCTATGCTCTCGGGCAAATTATTAGCACCATAAGTGTCAATTTCTGGGTGCTCTCTTATAACATAACATTTTTGTAACGTAATAAAATCCCACCACGTTGTAAATGTGTCTATAGTTACTTCTATTTCAGTGCAGGCATTAGATATATAATTAACTTTATCTATCCAAGCAAAAAAATACATATTCGCATAATCGGGGTTAGAAAATGCTACATAATTAGAACTTAAACAAACATTGTAATTAAAATTAGTTCTAATTTTATTAATATTTCGTATAAAAGAAAAATTGTTAGAACTTGTTACATAATGTTCTGTACTCTGTAATAATTCTAACATTGCACTTTGTCCATATCTAAGAACATTTTTGTGTTCCCTGTCTAACTTAATATTTTTCGCTAATATTAATACGCTATTTCTCATATAAATTATCTCCTTATTTGAAAATTTATAACATTTTTAAATTCGGTTCCAGTTATATCGTCACTGTAAAAAATATTTTTTTCTATAAAAGTGGCATTAATTATATTTAATATTTTATCTGTAATATTTACGTTATAAATATTAGTATATAATAATCTATTGCCATAACTAACAGTGTCGGACACAACTATAGTATTTTTTTTTATAGCATTTCTTTTAGGAACTATTAACCAAAAGAAAATCTTATCATTTTTATTATAAAATAAACGTGCCAAATACTTAAATGTTTTCATTTCTATGACAATTGTTAGTATTTTTTTTATATAAGTATTCTTATAACTAAAACTTAATGTCGGTTGCGGGTCGGAAAGCCAATCCCCACCACCTATCATTTTAGTGCTATCGCCAACAGCGTAGACTTTTTGTCCAGTAGGCATACAGTATTCTATAGATAATTTTAAATTACTATTAATTGGGACTTCTACTATAGACCCTTTGTCCATATTACTAATAGTATTTAATAAAGACCACTTTGTTATATAAGGACAAGAACGTGAAATTGTATTGCCTAATAGCCATAATTTGCACACACCACGTTTTCTATCTACAGTGTCATAAAAAATCATTAGTTTATCGCACTCGTTCGCTAAATAATTTGTTCTGGACATAAATTCCTCAAACAAAATTACATTTACATCCAAAAAAGAAACAGAACTAAAATTTTGCTCCTGTGATAACGCTATAGCATAACCTATTTTTTCTCCCCTCAGACACTTACCTTTTACACTGTCATATTTAGAAAAAAATATCTCCCCACGATAACAAGAAATACTATCATACTTATTATCCGTTAAAGATTGTATATCTATGTCACTAAAATATTTCTCGACGTTTAAATTTTTTATCTCATCACGCCACCTTCGTAGCAGTATAAAGCGTTTACCAGTTACTAAATAATTTTTAATTAACAATTTAGTTTTCGCTTGATAAGATTTTCCACCACTCTTTTCTCCAAATATTAAATTAAAAAGAGTATCTTTATTTAGAATATTATCTATATTATAATGTACTGTATCATTAACCATAATTTACTCCTCATATTTTTTTCGATTGCTACTAATGTCGCTCAGCTTTGGGGCATATACTAAACTTTTAGACAATGTGTAAGAACACGGCATTAAACAAATACCTTTTTTTTCTTTAATAATGTCTACATTACCTAAATAGTCAATAACTTTAAGAGTAGGTTGTTCGTCATTATAAAAAATTTGTTTTTTCCCTGTATCACTAGCATTAAAAAATAAATTATCATTAAAATTATTAATATCATTTTTTAAGGCAGCCACACCTTTTTTTGGAACACCTGCCACTGTTATGTGCAGTTCTTTCTTAGCTTTGTCTATGTAACAATATTTTTTCGCTCCTAAAGTCTTAAAATATAAATATTCGCCATCGTTATCAAATAATCCAATTTTATGGGGTATTCCATCGCAATCAATTGGTGTAAAACGTTTAATGTCAATGTCATAAAAATTAGCCACTCGGGATATTTTATCATCTACGGATTTATTATAATTATGTATAACATTTATATCATACCCATTGGAAAGTTTTATACTATCAGTATCACAGTATATTACATATTCATCTAACAATTTAACATTAGATAGAAGATTATATCTAGCGTAAGAAGTTACCCAAACACCATATGCAAAGCTTAAAAAACCCTTTTTACGCTCAATGTTTAATTTATCCAATATATCAGAATTGTTTAATTTTTTCGTTGTCCATTTCTCATACGCATTGTATACGCATTCGTCTTTTATTGTGTTTGTTACACACATCCCATACAAAGAATTAAATTTACTTTTTTCTATGCTGTATAAATATTCTTTACCAGCTACATTCTTATAAGCTGTTTTGTTATAGTATTTATCCAGAATAAAATCTAACAACTTATAAGGTAAGTAAGATTTGTTAGCGTAATAAATCTCTAATATATTATAATTATCAAATGTATAAAATTCCTGTATAATTTTTAAATCTATCTCATTTATTACTATTTTTAGTGTAGTTGCACTTACGATTTTACCATTGTCATAGATACCATTTTCTATATAATAAGCTTTAGATTTAGAAATAATATTATTAAAATAATTACTTTTAATATTATTAAATTCTATATTAATAATATATGCAAAGTCATCAAATAAAATACTTTTTATATTACTAACGTTGCATTTTTTAAATACTGTACTAGGATATTTCTCGACTAACATTACAAAAGGATAAGACGAAGTAAAATCCCAGCTAGTAACATCTTTAATAACTTCGTTGACATATAGCCAATTAGCGTGTGTGTATCCACCTGCAAAGCAATCAATTAATAGATTATATATGTGTGGGTCTGTATTAATACTTTTTTGTACCTTAGACCTATAATTATAATCTTTTAACACTCTAGCTTGTAACTCTTTTCTAACACGACCTGTTAATGTATTAGGAATTTTGTCGATTTTTTTATACGAAGATAACTCTTGCTTAATATAATAATATATAACTAAACAATCGTATTCACAATATAATAACTCTTTAGCTGTTAAAGGTGTCTTGCTATTTCTAACTAATGTATAATCTAAGTCACCACATTTTTTTTCTACCGGTAGATTATAAACATCTGTAAGCTTGCTTAAAGCTACATTTGTCATATAATATGTGCAACGGAACGTTATATTATATTCTTCCATATCACATTTAATAACTTTACGTTCTTTTCTAGCAAAAACATTAATTAGCTTAAAATTACCACTTAAAAACTGGAATTCGAACGATAGATTATGAATAAATATATCTTTTTTTCGTTTATTAAGTTTTCCTAGAAAAATCCTTAATTCTTCCCACGTTCTGCCGTAAAAAACATTGTCATTAATGCCTAACATCCAAATGTACATAAAACCTATTTTAATACATTTATCTTTATCACTATCTGTTAAGTCATCATATTTATCACTGCTAATAACATCTCCGTTAAGAAACAATATAGAACTTGTTTCAATATCGAATGTATATATTGTATTTTCGTCTTTATCATATGTACTATCATATTCTGTATAATATTTCATTAGCTATTACCCCATATTTCGGATAATAAGTTAATAATATTAGCGTCATTACCAATTTCTATATATTCTTTAGCACGTTCTATATATGTATCTAATGTATCATTGTTACGCTTAACATAAGAAGCAATTTTATATAATTCATAGATAAGTTCACTGTCATAATCTTTTTTTTCAAAGAAATCAAATAAATCACTTGCTTCTTTAGAACTAATATCAATACCAATTTCCAACTTTCTTTTTATATTTTCCTGTGCTTCTTTAACTCCTTCTACTGTTTTTGTTTTACTATCTAAAAAACTCTTACTAGCTTTTCTAATAGCTTTTTTTTCTATATCAGATAAATTTTTATTGTATTTAACAAACCCTTTGTCCGTTATTAAATCTAAATTTCCTTTAGATAATTTATTTAAAAGCGCAGAAGCCGCCCAGCCTGGATTATTAGTACCAAGTTGTTTATATAAACGTGCTAAATAGGCATTAACTCTCTTCACATCTCTACTAAATCCATTGTCGTAATTCATAGTTACTCCTACAAAAAAAAGGTTATTAAATAACCTTTTTTTTTTTTTTTTTGCGTGATATTATTTGTAAAAATGAATAGTATTTTTTGTTAATTAGTTCCAACTTAAATAATTTGTTAATTCGACAATATTTTCAAAAGGCTTATTATCAAGTGTAAAGCTACCATCTTTATAACAAATTAATTCTTTTTTAATACCGATTTTAACGAATTTCTTCGTCTGTACTGTAATAATATTATTCTTAATAAAAGATACTGCTCTAATAACGCAATTATCATATTTACTCATTCTATTACGTTTATCATAAAAATAATCTTTAACTGTAAAACTATCTATAATAGAGCTATCAACTTCAATATTAACAACAGTATCTAATGTCAGAGTAGTTAATAAATCATTTAACTTCATTGCAATATCACCTCCTTTCTATAAATAATATAAGAAAAATAATTAACATACTAATACCTTACTTGACTATGTGTTATCTTTCTCTCTGGTATTATAATATAATAAATATATGTACAACCTATGTCCGAAATGTTAATAAAATGTGAACAATTTATAAATCTTAAATGGTGGGAGATATTTTCGGCAGTGAGAGCCACATAGGTATTG